TATGAGATGGGTGACTTGGAAGGTTTGTCGGCGGCAGATGTCAAACAGTACATCCGTTACTTGGCAGACCGGAGACTACTCCAGCTTGGCCTCAAGACGAACTGGAAGGTTAAAGAGAACCCTCTACCGTGGATGGAAGAACTGCTGGGAGGCAGTAGCATTTCTAATTTCTTTGAGAAGCGGGTAACAGACTACAACGCACACGGACTAGCAGGAGAAAACTGGGGATGGTAGCGGCAAGATTTCATCACGTGTTTGGCGTGTCTATTGAGACTGTACAGTCACAGCCTGTGCTGGGATGGAAGTATGGAGAAGAAATTGACGAGGCTCAAGTATACTTCTTTGACGGATTCGTCATCAACATCCCCTTTATTAAGATTATGATCGGAGATGTCTTTGACGTTTTCGAGTAGAGCTTTCCTCCAGTGTTGCCCCGCTAGTCGGGGCTTTTTTTATTGTACGTCTTCTTCTCGACTGAGATAGATAGACGGGATCGTTGTTGTCAGGTAGATACGACCATACAATGCCGCCGCCTGTAAAGCCTTAATATGTGCTGGCTTCAGATCCTTAACCTCACCTTTTAGTGCTTTAACAAGAGCTAAACGGGCATCAGGATTGTTAGCAAAGTATGCCGCCATCTTAGGATCGAACTTGCCTTTACGTAAAAGCTGACCAGTCTTTACAGCTAATTCACCTAGGTAACGTCCTTTAGGGCCTAACATCGCACCAGCCGCTTCAGCAGACATCTTACCCGCCTGATAAAAACTTGCTACATCGGCGAATGACATGATGTCTCTGTCATATCGAGCAAAGACACCTTGAAGCTGTCGAATAAACCCGTCAAATGCATTGACATCACCTTTATCCCCGAACAGTAATTTATTTTTACGAAGTTCTAGTGTAGCCTTTTGCAGTTTTTCAAAGTCGATGAGGCCTTTTTCATCACGAAGACCCTCAAAAGCATCTTCAAAGATGAGTTGCTTCACCTGTCCCCATAGCTCTGGGTCTTCTTTACGAATCATGGAGGCAACAATTTCAATTTGACCTTTACGGGTTGGAGTTGATGTGTCTTGTGCGATGGCTTTTAATTGATTTAGTAACTGGTCAGGCGTTGCAGAATCTAAGTTGCTAATGCCAAACTTAATGAACGAACGATTTGATTCAACATTCATTGCGTCCAGTCGAGCGTTAAAGTTTGCTCTTGCTGTCTGTAAAGCCTCTGCCGCTTCTTTCTGCTGTCCTGTAAGGTTTACGTCGTCTAGTACGCCTTTGAAGCCGTATAGAAGCTCACGAGCCATTGCCTTTGCAACACCCGGTGTGAGGTCTTCAAATCCCGGCCCAGATCCTCGCCAAGCAACGTCACCAAGTTCTGACATTAAGTCTTGTAATTCTTGTGTTGTTAGGTCTTTAAGGTTGCCGTCCTTGTCGTACAAACGTGCCATAAACTTTTCCATAGCTACACGAGCGTCTATCGCACGAGTACGGGTAAAGTCATCAGCATCTGTTGGGATGGCACGATACTTTTCTGCAATTGCATCGAATCTAGATTCCACACCAGACATATTGAAGTAGATGCCTTGTGGTACAGCTTCAAAGTCTGCTTTGTTACGGGCTTTGAAGTCATCAATACGTGACTTCTCCCAAGCATTAAAAACTCTTGCAACCCTTTCGGTTACGGAAGCCGCATCAGCCTGTCCTGTGGCTTCTGCGAGACGCTGAAGTGCATCCTCTAACGCCACCTGACGTTGGCGGTCTTCCCAAGCCCATGAAGCCGTATTGTAACCTGTTAAGGCTGTCGACTCACCCCCACGTCTTCCAACTTCTTCCAAAGCTAAAGTCTTATTAGCCTCTTTAATTGCATTCAACTGCTCTTGAGATCCGTCTGGAAGCTCTAAAGCGGCCCGATACTGTTGCATGCCACGTGTTTCTTGGATTCCCGTTTCTTCGGTTAGTTGTTTTCCTAATTCCCGTGCATCTTGGTCTTGTTTTCCAATCTTTGCAGTTTCTGGGCCGGGTTTTATTATCTTTTTACCTGTACGACCTGTCGGAACCACACCAGCAATAACACCAGCAACTGGGGACTGCTCTGCTAGCATCCCACTGCCAGCACCCTGTACAGCGGTGGTGATAGCTTTCTGTGTACCGCCTACACCAGCCTCACCAGCGTAGTAGCCACCACGCTCCCACCAAGGCCTTCCTTCAGGTAGCTTGTTCAGATCACCAAACAAAAAACGTCCCATTTCCTCATACCCGCCTCCCATCTCAAGAGGCTCTCCAGTAAATGGATTAGTTACACCTTGTTCTTCGCCTGTAAAATAATCATAACCCGCATCAATTAAGGCAGGAAATTCATAAGGCAGAGAAGCCAATCCAGCCACACCAGACAAATAACCCCGACCGACAGACTCCGCACTGCTTAGTACGTTTTTACCTGCCGCCTGCACTGCTTCCATAGGGCTACCGCCACGTGCATAGATAGAATCTGGACTAGGTGAAAAGAAGCCTTGGCTTGGAATAGGCTGTGAAGGCCCGGGAGGTGCCGCACCAGTCACTGCGGCCATATCACCTCTTAGCTTTGCTAGTCTGTCAGGCGAAAGTCTTTCTACCATTATCTTGCTCCGAATAAAATGTTATCGATGTACAGCAGAATAGCCGTCTGATCTGGTGTTAACTTACCTAGCTGATCGAGCTTGCCTAAGTATTCGTATACCGATTCGTGACCACCTTTAGCATTCATCAATGTGTTGTACTGATTGATCTGTGGCCCTGACATGTCTTCTTTAACAACAGGAATGTCAATCACACCCATTCTCTGAATACGTGGGTTTGGCATTGTATTCTGTGTACTTGTATCCACACCAGCCTGACGTAGTAGTTCATTCAGACGTTCTGCCTGCGGAGGAGTATACCCTGACAAATCATAGTTGTCAGGATCATTCAGATAACGCTCACGGGCGTTAAGTTCTTCCTGCGCATACAGGGCTTTTTCCTGCATGTACTGGTAAATAGTCTCAATAGCCTCTGGCGACTGGTTTATCCTTGGTAGCATTGATGCAATGAAGTCACGGTCAGCGTTCGATGGGTTGGTACCTAATGCTCCAATTGCCTCTAACAAGGCGTCGCCAATAGTCTGCGCCGCCGCCTGTGTATTACCAATCTTACGTCCAAGCTCGTCGCCTCCCATATCCGGGAAGAGGACACGCAAAAAAGCCGCACCAGTGGCTCGCCAGTCTGCGCCGGGGCCTGTGAATATTTGACCAGCCTTTGCTTTATCAACAATCTGAGTTTTGATGTTTGACAACAAAATTGATTGATTATTGGATTTTAACCTTGCATCACCAAGGTCGTTTAAGAGCTTCATTCTACTCTTAACTTGTTCTTGTGCAAGTGTCTTTGCCCGTTCAATTTCTCGTGCATCCGCAACGTCGCCTGTTTGAACTTCAGCACGTCCTTTCTGCATAGCCTCTGAAATCTTCTGATGCATTGCAACGACTTGAGGGTGGTTCATACCTAACTGGGATCGTTTCTGAGCGTATTCGTTAATCATGCCCGCTAATGGCACTGTATAACTACCGTAATCCTTGAACGAAATTTTACCAAACTCTGCGGTGGCCGCTTCCATTAAGTTGTCATTCATTTCTTTAGCTTTGGCCTGCAAAGCCATTGCCGCCTGTGTCATGCCTTTGGCATTCAGACGATTAGCAAGGTCTTGGTAGTATGCCGCTGTACCAAACTCACCCGGTGTTTCCTGCGCTGTTTCCTGAATAGTACGAGCGTTACGTGTACGTGGGTCTAGTGCGGCTGATAAAGGACTAAGGCCTTGAAACAAAGTCTGTGCAGGTAGAAACGTCAGTCCAGACGGCATCTGCTGGTTGATTTCTTGTGTTACACGTTCTTGTACGACATTTGGATCTGCAAAGAGTCCTAATACCTGTGAATCATAACTAGCCATTATGTAGCCCTCAACATTGGATCAGCCCAGCCTTGCTGTTGCTGTTGCGCCGGTTGATTGTAGAAACGGAATCCAGTGTCTTGGTACGGCGTTTGTTGCTGAGGAGGATTTAACAATCCCGGAAGTTTTCCGACAATGTTACCAGCCTGTCCGTACAACGCCGCCTGCATTTGTGCATTGTTGCTTGCAATCTGACTGGTTAGTCCGGCTATGTTTGTTCCTGCTTGGGCTTGCATTCCTGCACCTTCTAACCGGCGACGACGTTCATCATCCGCCAGCGTCCGTCCATATTCAAATTCAGAACGACCAATATCATACACACCAGCTTCTTTGGAGAACAATCCCCCAGCCAGATTAAGACGATTTAGAATGTCTTGCTGTGCAAAGTCTAACGACTGGTTGGCAATGTTTAAATCTTGCTGTGCAAAAGTTGATTGTAACCCTGCCATCATTGGGTTGACGTAATTACCATAACCAATGTCTGCGCCGATGCCTGTTAAGCCTTTATTGGCTAAAGAACCTATCATACGTTCTGTTTGCATTTGACGGCCCGGATCGAGTAGGGACAAGGTTTGATTAGTCCGCTGACGTGCAACAGCCATTGGATCAGTGCTTAGATTCTGTAAGACACCTGTACCAAGAGTACCAAACGTAGTTGCTCTTTGTTGCATCTCAGGCGTTAAAGTGTAATCGACGTCCGTCAGATAGCCTTGATCGTCTGTTGTAAACTGTGTATTAGACAGATACGGGGATCTAAACCCAACTGCTCTAAACTTTGATGCATCTTGACCTGCCGCTAACGCTTCACGTTGTGCCTCAATCTGCGCTTGAACGCCCTGATTAGCTGTCTTTGCGGCCTTGTTAGCACCATAACTGGTGACAACAGCCGACCCGACCATTCCAGCCGCTACCCAACTCATGAGTCATTCTCCAATAAATCCCAAGGATATGTAAATTCACTATAGTCTTCTGCTTTTAACACGCTTTCAACCTCTTCTAAATTCTCAGTTTCTGGTAAGCCTGTAATAGCCGCCCATAGTACGTCAGTTTGTGCGTACAATGCGATACGAGATCCATAAGGAGCTTTTCCTATATACGGAGCTTCAATCAGCATGTCGCCTTCTTCAGATTTAACTCCAACAACACCGGATATAATTATCCATAGGCGGTCTTTTTTCCAAAGCTCTGACACAATCGTCGTATCTGCCGGGATATGTAACACACGAGTGTACGCCCCGCCAACAATAAACTCTTGTAATCCTTCGTTGATCTGATCTCTATCACCATGTGTCGAGCCAGTGGTCGTTTCGATTGCGTCTTTTAACTCTTCAATAAGACCACGCTGATGTAAGCGTAGTTCTTTATTGTCTTCTGGTATGATGAGTTGATGTTCTATCAAGAATGATACCCGGTAAACTTCATACCAGTTTCAATGTTGCCACCAAAACTACTTGCGCCATCGCCTTTGACAAACTTAACACTACGAGCATTGGCAGGCAGTAAGATAGTCCATCCACTCCGAACACGCATTCCTGATCCACCGTCAGTACCATCAAGCTCGTTACCACCAGTGCAGATGTAGGTATCAATTAATGTACCACCACCACTTGTTCCTGCGTAAACTTGTACATCCATACGAGAACCAGTAGAGCCGTTCATCTGGTGATATGCCGTGCCGCTCAATGCAAACGTATCGGTTGGTAAATTAAAAGTAGTTCCATCCCCAATAGATGTAGAGGATGTAAAGTGAGTCAGCGTTGGAACAACAACACTTGCCGTAGTTGCTGATGTAATTTGACCTTGTGCGTTCACCGCTACAACAGGAATCTCTGTTGCAGAGCCATATGTATCAGCGGTCACACCAGTATCTGAAATGCTTAATACACCGCTAGCCTCTTCCAGACCTGTACCGTCTAATGTCTGAACAGCAGTGGTTACCGCTGAAGTCACAAAAGCCGTTGAAGCAATCTGTGTTGTGGAAGTATCCGCAGTTGCTGTCGGTACAGATGGTATACCTGTTAGCTCAGGGCTGTTTAAATCTGCCTTGGTCGAAATAGCGTTTGACAATGCGTTAAATTCATTGTCAATCTCTACGCCTTTCACTTTCTTGTTTGCATCACCAACTGGCAAAGAGTCTTTAGATGCAAAGTTAGTTGCTTTAGTATAGTTGCTCATTTAGCTCACCAGTTTTCCGTTCTTTGCAAAAATATCAATCTTCTGTAATGACAAACCACCGCCTTCAATATCAGCTTCAATACCAATTTGAATTACAGATCCTTTGCCACCAATGTTTAATGAAATGTTGTCTAGGATGATACCAGACGAATACTCAGCTTCGTTGTCTGTATCGTCATCTGAGAAATATTCATCGACGCTGTATTCCGATGTAATACCCTCAGACAAGACAAATGACGTGGAGCTATAGTCTATGTTATAATCAAAAGCCCACTTCAACGAAGCGTCCTGATTAGTTGCACCAATCACTGCAAGACGTATCTTCTTGAGAATACTCTCAACAGCCGCATTACCAAAGTCAAAGTAGTTGGTGTAATAGGATATACGATATGTGGCTGTATTGTCTGTATAGCCAGTGTATCGGCCTACATACCCGTTCTGCCCTAACAACAAATCACCATTGTTACGAACTGCATAGGCCGATGGAGTGATATCGCTCCATAACGTCACACGCCTTGCACCGCCTTCCATGACTCCACGCATGTCAAAACAATATGTGTAGCCTGTAGCCGGTAATGTAAGCAAATAGAATGCGTTTTGTTGTGAAAAGATACCCTTGATTCTGTACTGTGATTCACCTGCAACATACTGTACAATCTCATCACGAACATTCCGGGATACATCACCAATCGGACTACTCACTTCTTGAATTGTTCGACCTAGTGTGCGTACACCGTCTGCTGACAAGAACACTACATCACTACCAGCGTTCTGTACTGAATCCCTAGCTACACAGCCAATACCTTTAATATTGTCCACCATTTGAAACGTTGCACCGGTAGGATCTTCAGCACCTGCAAAGAATGCAATGTTACGACGCCCGAATATCACAAGACGATTGTTATAGGCTGTGACGGCTGTAATGGTGTCGTCTTCTCCAAAGATTTCACGAACGTCTAAATAGCCTGTGCCAGTGCCTGAAAACGTCTGCGGCTCTAAAATCTTTGACCAGTATAGTTTGTAGTCATCGGCCACCCACATACGGTTGAAACAGGCGGCACCACAGCTAGGCGTTGTAGACAAGGGCGCACTGCTGTATTCGTTATAGTTGTCGTTGCTTCCATCATAGTACACCATCTGGTGACCTTGCTGTACAAACACTGCGTAGTTGTTAAAGCAAATGATTTGCCAGTCATCGTCAGTGATGGTGATGTCTGTGGCGTCTGCGTCTGTAAGCTCTGTAGACGTTCCATTCTCTTCTAAACGCCACAACGCATTGTTAGCGGCATACAAGATTTCCAACGCACCATCAGACTTTGTATATTCAGCAATGGCTCGCACTTGTCCTGTGAAAGCAGATGGATTAACACCTGTCCAGCCTTTTCGACTACCGATCCGACCAAACTTGTCAATAATACAATTCGTTGCTTCTAGTGCGAATCCATTAGAAATTGTAATACCAGACTCTTGGGTGTTAAGCCCATAAAAGCCCGGTGCGGCTAACGTAATTGCTTGAAGCTGTCCTGCCATTACACTGAAGCCCAGATGAGTTCGTCAGAGAAGTGACCAGCATCAATCGCAATGTGGTCAGATAGTGATTGTATATACAACTGTGAAGCCTCTTGAGAACCGATGCCGCCGTCTTCACCACGCTCTGCAACTGCACGGGCATAGGCACCTAACACGACAGGCTCTGAAGGGCATAACAAAACGTCAGAGTTATTGAGTAAAGAGTCTTGAGGATCTACAAGGTTAAACCGAATGGTGTATTCACCACCGGGAATTGGATAGATATCCACCTGTGTATCACCATCAGCAGACAATCCATTAAAGGTGTAGTAACGAGGCTCACCATTTTCTGCTGTCTGATTTAAAAAGACATCGTTAAACCAACTTGATGAACGTTGCTCCATAAACCAATTGGAGGTGTCATTCACAACGTCTAGTACACGGAAGCGGCTACCGGCTGTATTAAGTTCGTAGTTGAACACCCCAGACTGCGTAGTTGCTGTCAGCGTCTTACGCAGGGCATTCCAGTTCCACGCATCTTCAACATGCCGCTTTGCATCGTTGACGAACGTCCCAATCAGCTTTGCATAGCTGTTTTCCGTAACAGCACTCACTTCTCGTTCCCGGAGACGAATGAGTACGGAGTTGACGAGTTCTAAGTAGGTCACTTGTCTTCCACTTTATATCGACGGCCTTCAAACGTGAACGACTTGTATCCTGCCTGCTTCGCTTGCCGATACATGTCACGGAACGCCTTTGCTGATTGAGAATTGCCTTTATATTTTGGAAAGTCTTTTGGCTGTACACGCTGACCTTGTGCTTTCTGACGATTAGATGTCCCGCCTGCGTTTTGTGTAGCTTTTGTACCTGCGACGCCTACGGCAACACCAACAGCCGCTGATCTACGTGCCGTTTCACGATTGGTACGCTGACCTCGTGTAGCTTGTGCAGACTGCTTCTGTCCCGGTGTCTTCTTTGTCACCATGTCTTTAGCATGCTTCTGTGCTTCACGAACAGCTTTTGCACCATACTTTGTAATTGCTTTTGCTACGCCCATGCGAGCAATGAATGCTAAAATTGCTGGAATTGCCATTACCACTTCACCTTATCGGCCCAGTAAGCCGCTGACATTTTACCTTGAGCTATGTTCTTGGCATGACGAGCCTTGAACGACCGTTGACGGGCTGTAGGAGACTTGTCCCCTGTCACGCCCTGCTGACCAAATCGAATGAGTTGGATTTTGTCGCCTTCTTTTGCTAAAACAGCATGAGACTTTGTGGGGTGTTTAGGTGTCTTTTTAGGCTTGTTGTAGCCTGCAAAAGTTTCACCTCGATATTCAATTGTCATTATTCACCTCTCACTGCAGTGGCGTTGTGTTCAATGACAGAAATTAAAATGGTCGCACTAGATGAGGCAGAAGCTTGAATTTTATCACCAGCTTCCATCATAATAAACTCGTTATATTGACCACCAATTTGAAAAAACTCTTTAGCACTTAATGTATACCCAGATAAAACAGGCAATGAAGCTGTTTGGGATGCATCATAATAAGTGACTGTAAAAGTTTCCGTTGATCCGGATGTATTAGTGATGTACACTAAAATCCATTCAGCCCGTTTATTAGCAGGTACTTCATAGATATCTGTTAAAGATGTTGTTAATGTGGCACCGACTGATCGTTTTGTAGCCATTGTATTATACCATAAAAGTTTTAAAAAGTCAAATTACATAGTGTAAGTTGTTGTTGACTCTTTAGGTTTTGTCTCTTTTGGCCTTGTGTAAATTGGCCCCTCGTACTTGCACTTAACACCTTTCTTTGTCTCATGACAAATAATTTTACTTTTAGGCTCTGCCACGGGTAGTCCTCTTCTTTGCAGTTTTCTTTGCTTGCGCAAAAGCCTGTACAGTGGGCGCACCAGCACTCCCCGGAGTACGCATCTTTTCACCACTACCAGCTTTAATGCGTTTCCGTTTAGCGTGTATGTTTTTATACAACGACATTACTTAGCTACCTTGCCATTAACCAAAGCTCTTCCTGTCTTACGACACCGGCCTTGTGCGACACACGCTTCAGGTGTTGTACAGCTTGGATGAGGCTTCTTGACCTTTGGCTTACTAGGCTTTGGGAGATCTTTATCCCCAGATAAGAAGCGACCTTCGTCAAACGCTCGAATCGGATCTATGTATTTTGCCATGTTATTTCTTCCCTATCATTTCTACAATACCCTTACCCGCTTTGACACCAAAGCTTGCAAGAACAATCACCATTAAAATCTCATGATACCAAGTCGGTAAAGTTGCCAAGGCATCGAAACCCTGCTGTATATGTGGAACCATACTTGGTATAAAAACAAGAATCAGAGGTATGCTGAACACCGCAGTCAGCCATTCGTCTTTGAGGCTGTTCTTGGAAGCCTCTGCCATGATGCGTTCCCAGTCCGCTGTGGACTGTGCCGCTGTTTTCAGTGCGGTGGCTTTGGCCTCTGCGGTGGCCTTGGTTGATTCCGCCTTGG